TAATCCTAACATACTTAAAGCACCTCTTGACAGGGGTGCTTTTTTATTGCTAGAATCGCTTTGCTAGGGTTGAAGATAAATAATAGCTCATAAGATCTTATAGTATGAGTTATGAAAACCCTTGGAGATTCAATGGGGAAATTTTTGAGTCTTCTGATATTCAAGATTATTTTGGTTTCGTTTATCATATTCACTGCACTACAACTGGGCGTAGTTACATTGGTAGAAAATATTTCTGGTCTTTCCGCACACCAAAGGGAAAATCTAGAAGAGTTAAACAAGAGTCTGATTGGAAGCAGTACTACGGATCTTGTCCAGAACTCAAAGAAGATGTAAAAAAGTATGGCAAAGAGTTTTTCAATAGAGAAATATTAAGTCTTCATAACACAAAAGGGCAGTGTAATTACGAAGAAACAAAACAGCTTTTCCTAAATAATGTGTTGATGGAATCTCTTGACGACGGATCGCCAGCGTACTACAATAGTAATATTCTAGGACGCTATATGCGAAAAGATTATGGTAACTTTGGAAGAGACCCTGAGGCAATCACACGACTGGGCAGTTGATAGAATTAATTTTCTCTGTGAAAACAATGATCATGGTAATGCTCAAGCGATCCAATCCGAATTTAGTGAATGGATGGATCCAGATATTCCAGAGCATGATGTGTTTTCATTAGAATTCATAGGAGAAGAAAATGACCTTAGATCTTCATAACTTTTTTAAGTTTTATGATGAAAAAAATGCGAATCACGTAGCAGCAGTTCAGTGGTTAGAGGATAACCTACCTGCTCAATTCCTTGATGATGCAGAAACTGATTGGATCGGCATTTATAGAACAAAGCCACCTACTCCAGCAGTTCTTGATGTTCCATATTTCAATCAAGTAGACAACTACAGAGATGCACATAGAACTTGCAACAGTTCATCGTGTGCTATGTGCCTTGCTTTCCTCAAGCCAGGTTCAATTAAAGGTGATGACGAATACGTTAAGAAAGTATTTGAGATTGGTGACACGACTGATCACGCGGTACAGACAAAGGTTCTGTCAGCTTATGGTGTTAAGTCACACTTTAGTTACAATCTTTCTTTTGCTGATATTGATAAGAGTCTTGATGCTGGGAAACCTGCCGTTATTGGTATCTTACACCGTGGTCCTTTATCTGCTCCTACTGGTGGGCACATGGTTGTAGTGATTGGGCATACTCCAGATAAAAAAGGATATTTTGTCAATGATCCATATGGTTCCTGTAATGATAATTACACTGGTCCAGTAACAAATGGTAAGAAGACCATTTACACTAAGGCAATGCTTAAGCACCGCTGGTGTCCAGGAGGTAATGATGGCTGGGGAAGAATCTTCGATTAATTTCAAGAGGAAAATCTTGCAAAAGATTAAGTACCTTACAAATCACGGTAGACACGTGGAAGCACAACAACTTTATACAAAGTATTTCGAAGGAGGCAACAATGGCAAGAGTTGATCTACACAATTTCTTTCAGTTTTATGATGAAAGAAATCCAAATCACGTCAAAGCAGTTCAATGGTTAGAGGATAATCTCCCAGTTAAGTATCTGGAAGATAACGTAGATTGGGCGGAGATCTTTAGAGGAAAAAAGACTAGTGCTGCACCAGCATCTGCACCTGCTGCTGCAGCTCCCGTAGTTGGTGGTGATGATGTCCCACAAATGGGCATCAAATTGATCAAAGAGTTTGAAGGATGTAGATTGAATGCATATCCAGATCCTCTTAGCGGTAATCTTCCAATCACTATAGGTTGGGGATGCACTCGTAAGAAAGATGGGTCACCATTCAAAATGGGTGATAAAATTACCCAGGCAGAAGCAGATGAACTTCTAATTGAAGAATGCAAGCATAACTTTCTTCCATCACTTCGCAAAATCCCACATTGGAATGAAATGTCAGATGGAAAAAGAGGAGCTTTGCTCAGCTTTGCTTATAATCTCGGTGCTGGTTTCTACGGTGGCGATAACTTTAATACTATTACTAAACGCCTGAAGAATAAAGAGTGGGATCTAGTTCCTGATGCTCTTTATCTCTATCGCAATCCTGGTTCAAATGTAGAAGCAGGTCTTGCTCGTAGAAGAAAGGCAGAAGGTGAATCCTGGAAAAAAGGATAGATAAATAGTTTCAACCATTGAGTTGAAACTGCAGCTCAGACCCACACCAAGGTGAGTTGTGTTTGGTAGTTCTTAAGGATTTCTACCACACCAACTCACCTTATTTTTATGTCCACCAACACGCAAAAGGCGCTGGCTGCAGCGTCTGCGCTTCTTCTTGGAGTGCCAACAGCAGCATTGTCTCACACCAACTCTATCGGATATGTTGGTGCTGGGAATGGAACAGTTACCTTCTGGTATGGTAACTGGCATCCAGGAACTACCTTTACAGAGGGTTCCATGACTCTTTTAGGAGTCAATGGAACTAACTATTCAGCAAACACCGTTAACTGGACTCTGCTACAAAATACCTTACCAACAGGTCTGGTGAACGGAACAAACTATTTTACTTCTGATGGATCACAGTTAGTTCCTTATGGAAGTAATAGTCAGGTATCTTACACTTGGCAGGGTGTAACCTTTACTGGACTTGGTGCTGGTGATTATCAGTTTACTTATAATCCTATCGCCCAACCAACGGCAAACTGGGCACCGATGGATAATATTATTAAAACTAGTACAGTATCTCTTACCAGTGCTATTATTAATAACTCTTGCAATACTTGCCAAGGGCCTGCTGCAGCACCAACAGTAACATCAACTGCTCCTGGTTCTGATATTGTTACGACCACAACAACATATGGAACCAGAACCGTAACTGGTCATCCACATAGACATGTATTTGGAACGGATGCAAATGGAAATCAAACTGAAACTCATTATCTTGATGATGCAGTAACAACCATTCCAACCACCACAGTTACAACCACAACAACTCCAGTTACGGCCACAACTTGGAGTGATGGTTCAACCACTACAACAAATGGAACTCCAACAACAACATCAGTCACTACTGATGATAATGGTGGGACAACTGTTGTGACTCAAACCAATAATATTGAATGGGTAAAAACGAGAACTTATAATATTGTCCCAGTATCTACATTAGAAAATACTTCATCTGAAAGTGGTGGAGTTCAAAAAATCACCGCACATACAACTACAACAACCACAACTACACCAGTTTATACTAAGGTATATACTGATGGAGTTACTTCTACAGTAGTTACAACTGGTTCTGCAACCGTTGATGTAGCGCATACTTATAAAGATTACTTTGGTCGTGTAGATCAATTAGAAGTTCTTGATGGTGTTAATGGTGCTATCAATGGTCTTCTCAATCACGAACCAACCGCAGGTAAGCAAAGATTAAGAGTATTTGACAACAATAGATTTGTTCAGTCTTATAATGCTGATGGTTATACTGCGGATTCCAAAATCTTCGGTGGTGGAGTTGAGTTTGATGTAACTAAAGGTTGGACTCTTGGTGCCCAGTATAATCAAATCAACATAAACCTCAATGGTGTTGATTCAAGGACACATCAGAACAAAAATCACTTTGGTATATTCAGTGAATTAAGAGGTAATACACTTACTCTGAATACAAATGCTGCGATTGCAAATAGCAACTATAAGTACAATAGAACTGTAGAAGGTGTCTTTAATAATGCTGGTGAAACATCTGGAACTGAGTGGTGGGTAAGCAATCGTCTTTACTTACATCTTGCAAAATGGTTACATCCTTTTGTCGGATATACCGTTCAAAATGTAAGAAGAAATGCTTACAACGAAACTGGTTCTATTGAGTCTGCAAGAAGTGTTGGTGAGTTTAATCAAACCACACACGTTGGTGAAGCAGGAGTTAAGTTAGAAACTCGTTTTGGTGGTAAGAAAAAAGACCTCTTTGGTGTGAGTTTAGAAGGTGCCTATGGTACTGATAGTTCTTATGGTGTGGCTGCTTCTTTGGATTATAAAGAGATGTTATTTGTTGAAGGTTCTCATGGAGTTGCAGATGGTGTAACTACCAATTCTGTTGCTGCAAAAGTTAAATTTAAGTTCTAAAAACCTAAATAAGACAGAC